AACTCGACGATCTCGACCGAGACAATCGGCGGCTTTAGCCCCAACGATATGCAGCTGACAGCGGCACGCGACGCCTCGGCCCTCAGCATCGCCCGGCAGGCGAACAAACGGGCGACCGCCATGGAAGTCATGCGGCCGGCTGGAATCTGGGCCGTGGAAAAGTACGGAAAGCAAGCGGCCCGGTGGGGAAATGAGCGGGCCGGTATCGAGTTACCGTCCGGCGACCGATGGCTAATCCACGCGGCTAATGATTCGGCCGGCGTTGGCTTCTCGATCAACATGGCTTTCCTCGATGAAGCCTGGAGCATTCCGAGTCAGGTATTCATGGGCGCTATCGCTCCCACTATGGCCGAGCGCCTCATGCCTCAGGCATGGCTCGTGAGTACGGCTGGCGATTCCTCGAGCGACCTCATGGCCTCATACCGTCAGCGAGCCATCGACCACCTCGGCGCTGAAGATCCGGGCACGATTCTCCTCCTCGAATGGTCGGCCCCACCTACAGCTGATCCCGACGATGTGGAGACCTGGAAGTACGCCTCTCCTGAATGGAACGACAAGCGCGAGGCCTTCCTGCGCGGCCAATGGGAAAATATCGAGCAGTCGTCATGGCTCCGCGAATACCTCAACCTGTGGGTGCCTCGAGCTAATCACTGGCTAAAGGATTCCTATTGGAAAGAAACGATCTCGGATGAGGAATTGCCGGAGACAGCCACATGGTCGATCGCGGTCGAGTCAGATTTTGATGGCATGGGCCACGCGGTCGCAGTTGCCGCACCGCTCGAGGATGGCCGGATCGTGTGCCGGGTTACGACTCACCGCACGATCAAGGATGTCGACATACGTCTAGGGGAAATCCGCAAGGATCACCCCAATGTATTCATACAGGTAACTCCGGGCTATGTCGATCGCCTTCAGGAGCGTTTCGACGAACTGGTCGGGCAGCGTGAAGCCGCAGCTGCGACCCAAAATATTCTCGACCTATTCGACCGGCGGGCAATTCTCCACGAAGACTCCGAAACTCTCCTTGAGCATTTCACCCAATCGAATATCTCGAAACGTCAGCAAGGCTGGACGATGAGCGCTCGAATGGGTCATGGAGGTGTTTACGCGGCTCGGGCGACAATGTTCGCCGCCTATCAGGCATCCAAGACGCCTCGACCCATGGCAAGAATTCACACCAGGAGGCGGGCCTAATGCTCTACGTCATTACCGGGCCGCCATGTGCAGGGAAATCGACATGGGTCAGAGAGCGGGCCAAGCCTGGAGACGTAGTAATCGACCTCGACCGAATCGCTCTAGCTCTAACGTCGGAGGACACGCCACATCACGAATACCCACGACATATTCGGAAACTGGCCGTCGCCTGCCGAACCGTAGCGGTCGGTTATGCGCTGGCTTACTCGAGGACGGGAGACTCGTACGTCATTCACGCAAAGCCTTCCGGAAAACAAAAATCGGCCTACATCCGGGCTCGAGCGCAATTCGTGGAACTGTCAGCGCCCATCGAGGAACTCATGCGCCGGGCCGCAGCTGAGAGACCGCCGTGGGTGGCCGGCATGATCTGGGCATGGTGGGACGACCCCGAGCAAGACTAGACACGCACAAACCGCGAATAACGCGCACACTTGACCGCTTGTGATATAGGCACCAGAATTACACCCGTGGCGTTTCCCCGTTCACTCAAGGTTGTACGGGACCAGGCACAGATCCAGTCAGCGGTATCGCAGGCGGTTTCCGAGCCGGTCCCGTACATCCGCGACGCATCCGCGCAGCTGCTCGTTCAGATCCAGCGCTCCTCGAGTTACGGCGTCGACCTCGGCGTAGCGCTACAGGTGCCGGCATTCGTTAAGTGCCTAAAGACGTACACGAACACGATTTCGGCTTTCCCGCTTAAGGAATACGTAGGCAAGGATCAGGTCATCGCTCGAGGTCTGCTAGTCCAGCCGACGATGCAGACGACTTACTCGTCGCTCATGGGCCGAACCGTTCAGGATCTCCTGCTCTATGGCTTCGCGTACTGGAAGGTCGAAAGCCGGGCATGGGACGGCTACCCGACCGAAATCGTCTGGATGCCGTACACACAGATTTCATTCACGCCCGACCCCACGACCGAAGCGGTTATGGACCCGATTCCCGCATTCGGGACGGTCTACTGGAACGGCGTCCCGGTTCCTCCGCGTGACGTCATCCGTTTCGACGGCGACCCTGCCGGCGGCTGGCTCACCACCATGGCCTCGGCCTGCAATACCGCCGCAGCACTCGAGGCCGCGGCCCTCCGCTACGCCGAATACCCAGTGCCGAACGTAATCCTGAAGAATTCAGGCGCGGATCTGCCCGGCTCCGTTGTCGATGATCTCCTCGACGCTTGGGAAGCGGCACGTACAAACCGCTCCACCGCTTACCTGAACTCGACGATCTCGACCGAGACAATCGGCGGCTTTAGCCCCAACGATATGCAGCTGACAGCGGCACGCGACGCCTCGGCCCTCAGCATCGCCCGGCAGGCGAACCTCGACGCCGCCTGGGTCAACGCCACCCAGTCAGGCTCGAGCCTCACCTACACAAACCGCACCGACCTTTACCGTCAGCTGCTCGACCTCAGCCTTACGCCCGTGATGCTCCAGATCTCGCAGCGCCTTAGCATGAACGACATCACCCCTCGAGGCCACGCCGTCGAATTCGACACCTCGGTATTCCTGCGCGGCAACCCCGCCGAAATCGCCTCACTGATCTCAACCCTTCGCCCGCTCGATGTCATCTCCATCGACGAGGCCCGTGAACTACTCGACCTCCCCGACCTAATGGAATCCGATCCTGAGCTGAGGCCATGATGCAGACGACAGAATTCTCCGCCGACTTCATTGTCGAAATGCGCGAAGACGCCGCCAATCCCGACATCGCCGGGCAGGGCTACGGCCGCGCCGTACCCTACGGCGTCGAAACCAGCATCGGCAGTGTGCGCGAATCATTCGGCGCCAACGCTTTCCAGCCCGAGGACGTCGTGGGCAAGCCCATCGCCTACCGCCATAATGAGCCGATCGGCGTCATCACCGCTGCTGAGAACAAGCCCGATGGCTTGTATATCGACTTTAATATCGCCAACACGGTCCAAGGCCGCGACGCGGCCACCTTGATCCGCACAGGGTCGAGCAAGGGCCTCTCAGTCGGTTTTGTACCGACCAAATCTGTCTGGAATCGAGCGAAGACCTCGGTCCAGCACATGGCCGCCTCCCTCATGGAGACGTCCATCACCCATATGCCGGCGTATCCTACGGCCGGCGTAACAGCGATCCGAGAGGAAGAAATGTCAGTCGAAACCGTAGAGGTGGAAACCGCTCCTGCGGTCACCGCCGACATCCAGGCACGCGAGGCAATCGCCAAGCAGGCCGACCGCATCAGTGAAATCGAGGCACGCTCCTACAGTGCAGCCCCCGCAGTCCATGAACTCGCTCAGTTCCGCAGCTTCGGCGAGTACCGTCTCGCAGTCCTGAACGGCGAGATCGAGGCCCGCGCATTGGTTGACCAGATCACCCCGAACAACCCGGGCGTCATGCCTCCGAATTGGTCAACCGTCGTCCGAGGCATCTTTGATCTCGGTCGCCCGACCATCCAGGCTTTCGGCACCGAGTCGGCTGGCACTTCCGGCACCGTCTTCAATTGGCCTTACTGGACAGGAGATCTGACGGAAATTGTTGCCGAGCAAATCGATCAAAAGGACGAGGTCAACTCGGTTCGCATCGACCTGCTGAAGGGAACCGCGACGCTGAAGACCTACGCCGCTGGCTCAGACATCTCCTACCAGCTGCTCCAGCGCTCCACCCCATCCTACGTCGATGCCCATACCCGCATCATGCTGAACTCGTACGTTCAGGTCACGGACATCGCGTTTATTGCAGCCGTCTACGGTGCGCGCACCCCGCTCGCCTACGACATCACAACCGATACCGATGGCTCAGACTTCCGCGAGGCCGTCTTTGCCGCTTCCGTGGCTTGCCAGACCGCGACGGGCATGCCCGCCGAGTTCGTTCTGGTCAGCCCGGCAGTGTTCATCAAGATCGGCGGCTGGAGCACGTTCTTCCCGTCCAACTACGGCACCTACAACGTGTCGGGTACGGCAAGCGCCAATACCCTTGGCGTGAGCGTCTCGGGCCTGCCGGTCATCCTCGACCGCAATATCGGAGGCAACGCGATCCTCGTCTCGAACCGTGAGGCAGCCAAGTGGATTGAGGACGGCCCCCGTCTTGCCACCGTCGAGAACGTCGCACAGCTCGGCCGCGATGTCGCGGTCTACGGCTACGGCGCCTCGCAGATCATCTCCGGCGCTGGCATCATCAGCCTCGAAGACTAATTACCGCTGAGATAAGGGACGCGACGATATGGCACTCGTGACGGGTGAGGAACTGGCCGATGCGCTGGACCTCGACTATGACCCGCCCCAGGAGCCTTACGATCAGGTAGCAGCTGCTGCCGACGATATCGTCGCGTCCCTACTCACGGACGGGGCTTACGAACTCGAGCCCCCAGCCTGCAAAGAGGCAGCTCTATCCGTAGCGGTCGAGATTTATCAGGCACGCACCGCCGCAGGCGGGCAGGCCGTGGCTACAGACTTCAGCCCTGGGCCATACCGCCTATCAGTCTGGATGACTCGCCGCGTTATGGCTCTACTCGGGCCATACATGGACGTTAAGGGCATGATCGGATGACAGCCCTAGTTACGGAAGCCAGAGAGGCCCTTGTCGCGGCATTCACCGGACAGGGCCTCCAGGTCTATACGACAGTGCCGGCCGTACCTCGGCCGCCGGCCGTCGTCATCGTGCCGGATTCCCCCTGGATCACGCATGAGCGAGGCACAGCGCTCGGCTACCGTGTGCGCTGGCGTGTCCTAATCGTTATCAGCCCTCGAAATAATGAGGCCGCTACCCTGGACGTCGAGAACGCTATCGACCTCCTACTTCCGCTCATCCCAGCCGGATTCTCCTGGGATGTCGTAAAC